ATTGGCCAAAAATAAATGGTTAGATAGAATTATACAAAAGCATCTTGCAGGTGATGGAGAGACCGTATCACAAAATGATTACAATGATATTTGGTCTTCAATCATTGCAAATGATGGTTCGTGTCAACACTTAACTTGGATGGATGATTGGACTAAAGATGTATTTAAGACATCTATGGAAATTGACCAACGATGGGTTGTGCAGCATGCGTCAGATCGTCAACAATATATTGACCAAGCACAATCAGTTAATCTGTTCTTTAGACCTGATAGCAATGTGATGTATATTCATGCTGTTCACTTCCAAGCCTGGAAATCTAACTTAAAAACATTATATTATTGCAGATCCGAAAAAATTGGTAAAGCAGACAAGGTTTCTAAAAAAATAGAGCGCCGAGTTATGGAAGAATTGGATATGAAAGCACTTGCAATGGATGACGGAGTTTGTTTAGCATGCGAATAGTGGTCTGAAAACTCTATATCTTATAAATAAAGATAAAGGAGTAAAAATGTACTATTATCTTTATTTAATAACAAATTTGGTCAATAATAAAATTTATATAGGCGTACATAAAACAAATGATTTAAATGATGGATATATGGGGTCGGGAAAAATTATAATACAAGCAATAAAAAAATATGGTATTAATAATTTTAAAAAAACAATTCTAGAAACTTTTGATACGTATGAAGACGCTCTATCTAAAGAAAAAGAAATTGTCAATGAAGAATTCTTACGAGAAGAAAATACTTATAATCTAAAACTGGGTGGCGTAGGTGGATTTGAATTTATAAACAAAAATAAATTAAATCATACACAAGAAGCTATAGATAAAAGAAATAATACACTTCGAAATAACTATTCAACAGGAAAAACTACAAGGATGTCTAAAGAATTAAATCCTTTCTGGGGAAAACATCACACTGATGAAACAAAATCAATTATATCTAAAAATACAAAAAAATATATTGAAGAAAAAGGCCACCCAAAAGGTTTTTTGGGCAAATCGCATACAGAAGAACATAAAAAAAGAATAAGTAATGTAATGAAAGAAAAAGCAGCTTTTCTTGGAGTTAAAGGCGACGCTCATCCCGCCGGAGGTACAAAATGGTTTAATGATGGTATAAAGCATCTAAGACAAAAAGAGCATCCCGGTGCAGGATGGGTCGAAGGAAGAATATATAAGAAACAAAAATAAATTTAAGGAAAAAGAAGTGAAAAAAGTTTATAGATTTACAGCATCATGGTGCCAGCCATGTAAAGCAATGGCAAAAATATTGGAAGGTGCAAACACGGATAATGTTCCAATTGAAGTAGTTGATATTGATGTTCATCCAGAACTTGCAGCAACATACCGAGTACGTAGTGTACCTACATTGATAATGGTAGATGAAGATGGAAAATCATTAAAGATGATGGTCGGAGTAAAATCAGAATCAATTATAAAGGAGTGGTTAAATGATTAAGAAAGCTTCTAGTAGATTGACTGACGAAAGACAATCATTTAAACCTTTTAATTATCCATGGGCATATGATGCTTGGTTAAAGCATGAGCAATCTCACTGGCTTCATACAGAAGTACCTATGTTAGAAGATGTTAAGGATTGGAAGAACAAACTAACAGATTCCGAGAAACATTTCCTAACTAATATTTTCCGTTTCTTTACTCAAGGTGACATTGACGTTGCGGGCGGCTATGTAAATAATTACTTGCCATACTTCCCACAGCCTGAAGTAAGAATGATGCTATTGGGATTTGCTGCAAGAGAGGCATTGCACATTGCTGCATATTCGCATCTTATTGAATCACTTGGTATGCCTGAAAGCACATACAATGAGTTTATGGAATATCAGGAAATGAAGGACAAGCATGAGTATGTTATGGACATATCTCAGAAAAATTCAACAAAAGAAAATACAGCAACGCACATTGCCGTATTCTCAGCATTCACCGAAGGTATGCAATTGTTTAGTTCTTTCATTATGTTATTGAACTTCCCTCGTAACGGGAACATGAAAGGTATGGGACAAATTGTTACTTGGTCTATTGTAGATGAAACAATGCACGCCGAGAACATGATCAAGTTGTTTAGAACATACATCGAAGAGAATAAAGAAATTTGGAACGATGATCTTAAAGGAAAGATTTATTCCATTGCAGAGAAGATGGTTGAGCTAGAAGATAAGTTTATTGACCTAGCATTTAGTATGGGTGAGATGAAAAATCTTACATCTGAAGAAGTTAAAAAGTATATTCGTTATATTGCTGATCGTAGATTAATTTCATTGGGTCTAAAAGGCATCTTTAAAGTTAAACGTAATCCATTGCCGTGGGTGGAAACCATTATTAATGCTCCTACTCATACTAATTTCTTTGAGCAACGTGTTACTGATTATGCTAAAGGCGCATTGTCTGGTTCATGGGAAGAGGTCTGGGCAAAATGAGCGATGAAAAGGTGATTTCTTTTGTAGATAAAAGACGAGCAATTTGTAATGAATGCGAATTTAAAGAAAAGATTATAGGTGCAGACATTTGTTCTAAATGTGGATGCGCTATATGGGGTAAGGTTAGATTGAGCGGACAAAAATGTCCGGAAGGAAAATGGAATGCCGAATAAATTTGATGATGCACATATGAAGGTTGCAGAGACCTATGCTAAGTTATCTTCTGCAGGTCGATTAAAGGTTGGCGCAATTATTGTTAAAGATGATAGAATCATTAGCATTGGGTACAATGGTACACCTGCTGGTTGGGATAATGCGTGTGAAGATATAACTTCAGAAGATTCTTCGTATATAATTGATCCCGGCGGCCCGGAATATCCAATGCGCCTAATTGGCACAAAGACAAAACCAGAAGTTATCCATGCTGAAATGAATGCTATTGGTAAACTTGCTAAGTCTGCAGAGTCGGGCAAAGATTCGACAATGTACATCACCCATGCGCCATGTTTTGAATGTGCAAAGCTTATACATATTGCAGGTATAAAGAAAGTATTTTATCGCGAGCAATATAGAAGCACCGAAGGTTTAGAATTTTTAAATAAATGTACTATTGATGTGGAGAAGATATGAAAACAGAAAATTTAAGAATCGGTTTTGTTGCATCAACTTTTGATTTGTTCCACGCAGGGCATGTCATTATGCTTGAAGAAGCAAAGAGACAATGCGATTATTTAATTGCAGCAATACAACTTGATCCTACATTGGATCGTCCAACAAAGAATAAACCTGTACAATCTATTATTGAAAGACAGATTCAAGTTTCATCATGCAAACACGTTGATGAGATTATTGTTTATTCTACAGAAAAAGAACTTGAAGATATTTTAATGTCATTGCCAATAGACGTTAGAATATTGGGAGAGGAATATAAAGACAAAGAGTTTACCGGCAAAGACATTTGCATTAAACGTAAAATAGATCTATACTATAATAAAAGAGATCACTTCTTTAGCTCGTCTGACCTTCGTCTAAGAGTTTACGAAGCAGAATCAAAGAAACGAGGAGAACCCGAGGCATGCAAAAAAGCAAACACGAATGCGTCGAATGTGACGCAATCTTCACGATAAGCCATCAACTAGATGAAACTTATTATGAGGTAACAAACTGTCCTTTCTGCGGTGCAGAAATAGAACATGATGACCAGGACGATGACGACGAAGAATTGTCCTAAGTGCGGTATTGAACATAAAAAGCCCGGGAAGTTCTGCTCTCGGGCTTGTGCTAACTCCAGAGAATGGAAAGATGAGCACAAACAGTTATTCTCTGAGCGGCAAGCAGCCTATATGGCAAGAGAAGAATCTGAAGAACACAGAGCAAAGAAGTCTATACAAACTAAAATGCTTGTTAAAGCTGGCATTATGGGTACAGGAGAAGCAACAGAAGATCCTGAAGATGTGATGACAAATCCAGATGATTATTTCTTCGTTCCGCCAAGGGATGAGGGAGATAACTTTTCCGATGGAAACGACTACTGGGAGACCGTATAAATACTAATTTAAATTGGTATTTAAATGTGGTTATATAAGAATAAAGAATTAGAAGTAATTCCAGATGATGCATATGGGTATGTTTATCTGATTACTAACACTATTACTAATCGTAGGTATATAGGTAAAAAACTATTTTGGTTTAGAAAAACTAAAGTAGTTAAAGGTAAAAAGAAAAGATTAAAGGTAGAATCAGATTGGAGAGATTATTGGTCTTCATCTGATGAGTTAAAAGCTGATGTATTAAAGCACGGCGAAGATAATTTTGTTAGAGAAATATTGCACATATGTCCAAATAAAGGATTATGCAATTACCTTGAAGCTAGGGAGCAGATGGATAGGAGAGTATTGGAATCGGAAGATTATTATAACGGTCAGATACAATGCAGAATTCATCGTACTCATATTAAAAACTTAAAAAGTTAAAGGGGACAAAATGTTAGATACCTTATTTTGGATAGGAATTGGCGCATTCGTTGGTTGGAATTTTCCTCAACCTTTTTGGGCAAAGGCAATTCAAGCAAAGATGCAAGAAACGTTTAGCAAAAAATGAAACCGACAATTGCTATTTTTGTAAAACATCCAGAATGCTCATTGGATTCTGCGAATGGTATAAGAATAGCATTGTCTTCAGAATATAATGTTAGAACATTTTCAGTAGGCGATATTAAACCTAGTTTGTTTACGGGTTTAGATGTTATTGCTTTTCCTGGTGGTATAGGAGATGCAGACAAATATTATAATTTTATTGGTCGCAAAGCCGGTAATATGATTGAAGATTTTATTGACGATGGCGGACATTATCTTGGCATTTGTATGGGTGCTTATTGGGCAGGCCATCATTACTTGGATATACTAGACGGAGTAAAATGCGAACAGTATATAAAAAGAAAAACCAGCGATATAAAACGCAGTTACAGTACAATCGCAACTGTCAATTGGAATGGGCAATCAGAAGATATGTTCTTTTATGATGGGTGCGCATTAATTGGTGACGAGAGAAAATTTAAAACTATTGCTCGATATTGTAATGGTGATCCAATGGCAATAATTCAAAATAGAATAGGTATCATAGGTTGCCATCCTGAGAGCACTAAACACTGGTACGAAAAACCCTACGAATACATTAATAAATATTGGCACAAGGGATCTCATCACGATCTATTATTAGATTTTACTAATACACTAATACAAAAATGATAATTAACGGCGGAATAGTTTTAACTCAAGGTATGTTGCTCGCGCCAGGGCCTTTGCCTGCAAGTATAAGTGCGCCATTAGTATTTGATTTGGATGCTGCTAATTTTTCTGCAGCACCGATCACTGGTTCAAAAGATGCTACAGGAACTTATACACTAACAGTGAATAATTCAAGTTCTACAATTGGTTGGAGTAGCAGCAATGGAGGTATGTTTACCAAAAGCGCTAGCACAGCAACAGATAATATTGTAGTAGGCCCCAATACTACCAATGCAAATTATTCCGTATTCATGGCATATCAACCACAAAACATTTCTAGTGGCGGGCAAGGACGAATATTATCTACAAACTCTGGACAAGATTGGTTACTAGGAACTTATGCGCCCGCTCCGGGAAGCGGAACAGTTTATATGAATGTATACTATCCAGGCAGTGAGGTTTGGTTATCGCACGATCCTGCAGATGCAAACTGGCATTTTATCTGGGCAACATATAATTATACTACCGGTGTTGCAAATCTTTATATTG